TCCTTACCTTTGGTATCCTAGAAGCTATCAAAGCTGGACTACGTGAAGGTGAACGATTAACAGTTGAAGGGGATGATATTGATGAAAATCTTAGTGATACCTGACTGTCAGATTAAGGAAGGTGTGCCTCTAGAGCACTTGACATGGGCTGGTAAAGCCATTGTCGATTACAAACCTGATGTAGTTGTTAATTTAGGTGACTTTGCAGATATGCCAAGCCTTAGTAGCCACGACATCAAGGGAAGTAAGTACTTTGAAGGTCTACGCTACAAGAAAGACATTGAAGCTGCTAAGGAGGCCATGAAGTTGTTACTGGCTCCATTGAGGGAAGCTCAGAAGGCTCAGAAGGACTCCAAACACAAGGTGTATAAACCTCGTATGGTATTGACTCTAGGCAACCATGAGAACCGTATCGATAGAGCTGTTAATAACAACCCAACTTTAGATGGCTTAATTTCAACTAAGGACTTAGACTATGAAAAAGACTGGGAAGTACATGGTTTTCTACATCCTGTGTTCATTAATGGTGTTGGTTTTAACCATTATTGGCCTGTTGGTGCAATGGGACGTCCAGCAGGGGCTGCTAGTGCTATCATTAATAAGCTTCATATGTCTTGTGTTGCAGGACATCAACAAGGAAAGCAAATTGCCTATGGCAAGCGGGCTGATGGCAAGCCTATTTGTGCTATCATCGTTGGCTCTTACTATCTCCACGATGAAAGCTATATGGATCAGCTAAGTAACCGTCATTGGCGTGGCTTACTAATGATGAATGAAGTTAACGATGGACACTTCGATGAAATGTTTTTAAGTGTTGAATACCTTGGGAGGAAGTATGGACAACAATGACAATAAAAAATGTAAGACTTGCTTTTATAGTGAACTATATGGCGGTACTCACCCTTGTGTAGATTGTTTTCAATATGATCGATGGGTTGATCGTAATATCTACATCAATCAAGAAGCATCTAAGCCACTAAGTGAAGCTATTAAAGAATGGGTAGATGTTAAGGATGAGGATGATATAGTTAACAAACCTAAGCACTACACTGAACATCCATCAGGTATTGAATGTATCCAAGTTACTGAGCACATGGGCTTTAACTTAGGTAATGCAATCAAATATATCTGGCGTTGTGACTTGAAGAAAGATGCCATTGAAGACCTTAAGAAGGCTAAGTGGTATATTGACAGAGAGATCGATAAACGTGAGCGGAGCGACGGATGTGTTAAACATAACATTTGAAGAACTGAAAGAGGCTCTCAAACGTTTAGATGAGGTCACACTCTTGGAACTGCTAGGAATCCAGAGTGATGATCTTGTCGAAAGATTTGATGATGTGATTGAGAAGAAACAAGAATACTTAACAAAGGAAATAGACTAAATGACAACTATGACACCATACCAAGAATACATTGGCAAGAGCCGCTACTCTCGCTACTTGGATGATAAGGGACGCAGGGAGCATTGGCCTGAGACAGTCAATCGCTACTTTGAGTTCATGACTAAGCAATTGAAGACTAACCATAACTACGACATTCCAGCAGCTATGCGTAAAGAGTTGCAGGATGCTGTAACTAATTTGGAAGTTGTGCCTTCAATGCGTAGCATCATGACAGCTGGTGATGCCTTAGAGCGTCAGAACATTGCAGGTTATAACTGTTCATACCTGCCTATAGATGATCCTAAAGCATTTGATGAAGCTATGTACATTCTGTTGTGCGGAACAGGTGTAGGGTTTAGTGTGGAGCAAAAGTATGTATCTAAGTTACCTGAGATCCCAACTGAGTTGTACAATAGTGGCACTGTCATTAATGTTAAGGACTCCAAAGAAGGCTGGGCTAAGGCGTTACGACAAGTTATTGCCTTACTGTATGCTGGAGAAGTGCCTAAGTGGGATGTTTCGAGTGTACGTCCAGCAGGTACAAGGCTCAAGACTTTTGGTGGAAGAGCATCAGGGCCGGAGCCACTTGTTGACTTGTTCAAGTATGTGGTTGCAAAGTTTCGTGGAGCGGTTGGACGGAAGCTCACCTCTCTTGAAGCACATGACATTCTATGTAAGGTCGGAGAAGTCGTGGTTGTTGGTGGTGTACGACGATCAGCAATGATCTCACTGTCAGACTTGAGTGATGATCGTATGGCTCACGCTAAAGCTGGTAACTGGTGGGACGGTAATGGTCAACGTGCCTTGGCTAACAACAGTGCCATCTACGAAGTTAAGCCTGATGTAGGTAAGTTCATGCGTGAGTGGTCAAGCATTTATGAATCACACTCAGGAGAGCGAGGTATCTTTAATCGTTATGCAAGTGAACTTCAAGCAGCTAAGAATGGACGTAGGGAGTTGGGTAAAGAGTGGGGTACAAACCCTTGCAGTGAGATTATCCTTAGACCTTATCAATTTTGTAATCTGTCTTCTGTTATTGTTCGGAGCAGCGATAGTGTGGATACTCTACGGAATAAAGTGCGCTTGGCTACTATTCTGGGGACTTTTCAATCGACGATGACTCACTTCCCGTACCTGCGTAAGGTGTGGCAGACTAACACTGAAGAGGAACGTTTGTTGGGTGTGTCAATGACTGGTATCTTGGATAACACTTTGTTGAATAATCCTGATGATCCTTACTTGCCAACTATCCTAGAGGACTTTAAAGATGTGGCTATTAACACTAACGCTGAGTTGGCTGATGCTATCGGTATTAACCGTAGTGCTGCCATCACTGCCATTAAGCCAGAAGGAACTGTCTCTCAGCTTACAGGCACTGCTAGTGGTATCCATCCTCAGCACAGTCAGTACTTTATTCGTCGTGTACGATCAGATAACAAAGATCCTCTGACTGACTTCTTGAAAGAGCAAGGATTCCCAGCTGAGCCATGTGTTATGAAGCCTGAGAGTACTACAGTGTTTAGCTTCCCAATGCGAGTTGAGAAGGGTGCTGTACTGCGTGAGGACTTGAATGCTATTAAGCACTTGAAGCTGTGGTTGTTGTTCCAGCGTCACTACTGTGAGCATAAGCCTTCAGTGACAATCTCAGTGAACGAGACTGAATGGCCTGAAGTTGGAGCTTGGGTGTGGAATAACTTTGATGAGATTACAGGTGTGAGCTTCTTGCCTATGGATGGAGGAACATATCGACAAGCTCCTTATGAGTCCATCAATGAGTTTGAGTATCACGATATGGTATCTAAGATGCCTCTAGGTATTGACTGGGATAAGTTCATTGAACGTACAGACAATGTTGAAGGTTCTCAGACACTAGCTTGCACTGCTGGAGGCTGTGAAATCTAATGATTACAGTTTACACAAAGGATAACTGTCCAGCTTGTGTATCTTTGAAGGCTACTCTCTCACAAGAGGGTAAGCCTTTTAAAGAGATCAAGATAGGTAAAGACATCACAAGGGAAGACTTTATGAGTCAATTTCCAACAGTACGAACAGTACCATATACAGTCGTTGAAGGAGAAGCTACATGAATAATCTGTTAGTTACTTTTAATAGGCCATCATATCTAGAAACAACTAGAGCTATCTGTTCTCCTGAAGATATTCTTTCTGTAGTGTCTGCTTTTGTTAAGATGCTAGATACTACTGAGAAAGCTTGGAAGATTACAGTAGAGCCTACAGACATAGAGTACTTTAAAGGTGAACTTGAATGACTATAGAGTTTGAAACTAAAGCTGGTCTAGTGTTTGGCTTAGAAGCTGATCAACTGTACATCATGGATGAAGATGAGAAGATGCACGATGAGCCAGTATCTGTTATCTATCTGCACATAGGATTCGTTACAGTAGCATTCATAATGGACTAACCAACTAAAAAGCCCTTTAGAGCTAATAACTCTAAAGGGCTTTCTTGTAATTGTAAACTTAAAACTTACTATTGTATACTTATTCTATATCTGATAGAAACAAGGCTTTCTCAGCTTTCCTACGTTTAACTAGACCGGGGAGTTCTCTTCCACCTCCCTTAGTCCACTGCATGAAAGCTTCAGCAGCAGCCTCCCATTCACCTCTATTGACTTTCATCCGAATAGTAGACCGCTGAAAATTGCCCAATCCAGCGTTGAAGGAAAAGCTGACACACGCATCGAAAGCCCCTTGACGACCAGATAGAGTAGGAGCAAGTCGTAGAACACCACGTTCAAAAAGACTGACATCATCTGAGAATAGTTTCTCGATTTCCTCTTTAGACCATACACGGTTATCCTCCTGCTTTAACGGGTACTCCTTACGAATCATCGTAGATTGTCCCTCTTTAGATACCATTGGTAATCTAATCTGATCCTGATATAGGACATGACCATAACCAATAGTCCAGATATGAGCAGGACACAGGTAAGGCTTATTCCTGCATCCTTCATACTGGTGCATTAAATCAGCGCCAGCCTTGCTCAGTTTCATTTCTTAGCCCAACTACGTGATCCGAACCAGAAGCCTATGATACCACCTAACATAGCCATTTCATCAGAGCTAAAAATGATGTCTGACAAGGCTATCAAGTCACTCATGTTCAACACTAAGTGAGGATTAGAGTAGACATAGTAGGCAATCCAAGCATTGATAGCACACAGCTCCAAGACAAAGATATAAGTTACTACAGGTCGTACAGTACCTACAAAGTTAACTACCCACTTACTAGCTTTGTCCATGATCTTCTTATCATGATCATAGGCTGCTACAGTCATTTCAGCATCAGTCTGCATTGCAATCTGATCTGTACGAATCTCTTCCATACGCTCTTGAGCTGCAAAGCCTTGAGCCATCATTTGAAGCTGCATCTGCACTTGAATCTGCGCTAACGCTAACTCATGCTTCTGATCATCTTTGTTCTGGAAGAATTCTAATAGTTTAGGTAGACCAGATACTAATAGACCACCTAGTGTCGAGAATAGTGATAACAATTTAAAGTCCTATCTTAGATAATAATAAATCAACAATCTTGTTAGAAAGATCATCAGGGAGAAACTTAAGGAAGCCTAAGAACCACCAAGCTACAAGCATATAAATGAATATCCTTAGCAGTAAATCAAACTGCTTCTGATACTCGTTCATCTACCACACCTTTTAGTTGCTTGGCAGAAGTCCATGAGTTCGTTGATACCGATACCTACTAGGAGTAGAACAAAGGCAATACCTCCAATGAGGGCTACCATTTCCATCTCCTCTTGTTCTTTCTGCTTCTGTTTCTTCTCTTCAGCCTTTAAAGCTGCCATCTCCTTAGCATCAGCTAGGTTGTCAGCAGCTTCACGAGCTTTAATCTTATTCCAGACGTCAATCTTTCCTGTCTGCATGAAGAGCAGTTTTAACTCCTCCTCATAAGTCTTAGCTTGATCCAGAGCCATTTCGATCTGGAGAGCCACTGCAAAGTTAGACTTTGTTTTATCACGTTTAGCTTGGAGCATAGCCTTAGTAGCTTGGCTCTTAGCATCAAACATCTTACCGATCATAGGAGCAAGACCACCGATATCGTTGGCTACCTTGCTTGCCTTCTTGACCATCCCTATCGCTTTTTGTAGCCCATCAAGAGCTGCTATGGGGTCGATCATTTATAGTCCTTTATAAGTTATTCTGAGAAAGGAACAACAGGCTGACGTTCACTTAAGCCAAGCTCACCTGTTACCACTGGTGCTAGACCTCCAAAGATACCTGCCGAGGCTGTATTCTTAGCTAACTTAGCGCCTATCTTTAATGCTTTACGCATACCTTGTTCTGAAGTATCATCCAAGGCTTTAAGCAAAGCAGAAGCATCAGCGACAGCTCCGGGGTTCTTTAAGAACTCTTGAAGTTCAACAGCTTCAGCTTTAGTAGCTTTGTTCTGTACAAACCGACTAAACAAAGTAGAAGCCTTATAGAAAGTACTCTGAACTTGTTGTCTAATAAGCGATGCAGCCTTAGCAGGATCTGTACCAAACTCACGTTCAAAACCTGTTTGTTGTGTTAGTGTTTGGTTTACTTTGTTACGTAAAGGAAATTGAGAAAGTCTTTGAGAAGCTTCTAATAGATTTTTTACTTGTCCTGTATACTCTTTACCAAACAAACTATCAAGTGTCTTAGCATTAGCTTCAAAGAACTCTACCTTATTAGGACTATTCAAACCAATGTCTAATACTGTGCTCTTAAGACCACTACGTAGTGCGGGATCTGAACCAGCCATACGAATAAGATTATTCATGTCAGCAGGTGTCTTTAAAGCATTGTTTACAAAACCTTCAAAACCTCCCTTAGAGCCGTAAGCTTCTGACCAAACATTAGAGAACTTCTCTACAGAAGCTTTCTTTTGTTCGTCTAAGATACGTGCTCTATTAGCCGCTAAAGTCTCAACATTACCTGCCAAACCTTGTAACTTCTCATTCAAGCCGGGTACTTGATCAATAGTGGCTTTATGCTTCTTAATAAAAGATGTTAAAGCAGCTGGGTTAACTTCCAGTGTGTTCTTATTAACAATACCATCAGTTTGAGAAATACGCATTAAGAAAGCATCTTCAATAATCTTCTGTGCTTCAGGTGAGTTT